TAAATTCATTTTGGAGTCTGAACCTTGGCACGCTACGGACCACTTCCCAACCCCGACTTACGCCTAGTCAATGGCGGGGCCGATCATCGGCCGCCACCGAGTCCTCCTCTGAAGCCGCCCCCATTCAAACCGCGAGAGCCGCGCTGGGTTGAAGTCTTCGGCGCCGACAAGGACTGCAAGCGCGACGCCTCCCGCTGCTGGCGAATGATCGTTCCCCAGCTCATTGAGATTCACGAGCTCGCGCAGCTTGACGTGCTCTCAATCGAAGACTGCTGCATCGTTTTCGCTCGCGTCCGCCAGTGTGAACGCGAGCTCAATACCGGACTCACCAAAGACACGGATCGTGGCCCAGCTAAGAACGCGGCGACCACGATCCTCAATCAATACCGGACTTCCTACCAGCGCTACATGGCCGAGTTCGGGCTGTCGTCAATGTCGCGCAAGCGGCTCAATCCCCGAGAGCCGGAGATTCCCGAAGATGACAGCGACCTCGACGAAACAGAAAGCTGACCCCGGCCAACGCGCCGTAAACTTCTTCAGGTACCGGCTCCACCACGTCAAGGGCATGTACGCGAAGGCGCCCTTTGTCCCTACCGCATGGCAAGAGCAGTGGCTGCGCGAGGTGTTCGGAGCGCTCCGGCCCGATGGTATGCGCCAGTACCGGACCGCGTATCTGGAGATCCCGAAGAAGAACGGCAAGACGACGCTGATAGCCGGCGTGTTGGCGAAGATGCTCTACGACGATGGCGAGTTCGGAGCGGAGGTTTACTCCGCCGCCGCCACTCGCGAGCAAGCCGGCATGACCTATCAGATCCTCGCCAGCATGGTGCGTCAGTGCCCGCGGCTACTCAAGGTCGACGGCCGGCCGGTGAAACTCTACGACCGCGACAAGCGTATTTACATCCCGTCCACCGAATCGTTTTTCCAGGCACTGAGCGCCGACGCCGACTATAACGACGGCATCAACCCGAGCGCCGCCGTCATTGACGAGTTGCACCGGCACCGTAACGGCGACCTGCTGGCGGTCATCGACGAGGGCATGGGCACGCGCTCGCAACCGCTGCTCTGCGTCATCACTACGGCCGGCGGGGTGCGAGTTGGCGTCTGTTGGGACTGGCACGAGAGCGCCCGCAAGATCATTGAGGGGATCGAGGTAGACAGCTCCTTCCACGCGACGATCTACGCAGCGGACGAGAAGGCCGACATCATGAAGGAAAAGACTTGGCTGTCGTGTAACCCGGCTCTCCGTGACGGCATCCTAAAACTCGAGGACTTCCGACAGGCAGCGCGCAAAGCCGCGAGCATGCCCACCGCAGAGCTCAATTTCCGCCGCCTGCGCTTGAACCAGTGGGTCGCCCACGGGCGCAAGTGGCTCAATCGCGTTCACTGGAATCAGTGCGGCGGCCTCATGCCGCGAGATGACGAGTTGTTAGGCCGCGTCTGTTACGGCGGGATTGACCTAGGCGAGACAGACGACTTGTCTGCATGGGCGAAACTGTTCCCGTGGCAGGCGGACGATCCACGGGTGGAGACATTCGGCGCCGGATATGACCTGTTGGTCGATCTGTGGATGCCAGAAGCGGCGGTACAGAAGCGCCGCCAACTTGCACCGCAGCTGCGGAGATGGGCGAAGGCCGGCTTCATCCACATCGTGTCCGGCGACTCAATGGATCACGAGATCGTCTACGCGAAGGTCATCGAAGACGCAGACCGCTACGACATCCAAGACGTCGGCTATGACCCATGGAAGATGAAGCAATTGGCGATGCGTCTGGAAGAACAGGGCGTCCCCATGACCCCGGTAAGAATGAGCCCGCAGACCATGAGCGAGCCGTGCAAGGAGCTGGAGCTCCTGCTGGCCAAGAAGCGCTTCAATCACGGCGGCAACCCGGCGCTCCGGTGGATGGCTGACAACGCCGCAGTGAAAGTCGACCCGAGCGGCAACATCCGACCCGACAAGAGCACGAGCGCGGAGAAGATCGACGGCATTGTGGCTAGCGTGATCGCGCTAGAGCGAGCCATGCGCGTGGAGGTCCAACCGGAAATCGCATTCTACTCATTCGCCGACTAAGCAGGTGACAATGGAAGCTGCCCATGTGGCCATTTCGTAAACACGAGATCAGCGGCGCAAGCAAGGATTGGTTTATCGCCTTCGAGGATCTGCTGACCGCCAACAGGACAGAGTCGGGCGTTTCCGTCACCTCCGCAAACTGCATCGACCATCCGGCCGTCTACCGCTGCGTGGATCTCAACGCGCACACTATCGGCAGCTTCCCGGTCGACTTCTACATCAAGCGCGACGGGCGGCGGCAGCCATACCCAGAGCCTTTGTGGTATCGCAAGCCGAACGACTACCAAGATTTCAACGGCCTGTTAGCCGAGGCGCAGGCATCACAAGAGATTTACGACTCGGCTTTCCTGCTCAAGGCCGTGGACCCATCCGGGCGGATCGTCGGCTTGTCCGTGCTCGACCCCGGCGCTGTCGAAATGAAGTATGCCGATCTTGGTATGGGCAAGCCGATAGTGATCTACAACCTCGCGACCACCAAAGGAATCGTCACTCTTGCCTACAATGAAATTCTCCACATCAAGGCCGGGCTGCCGATTCCAGGCGCGCTGCGCGGCGTCTCGCCAGTCAAGGCCGCTCGCGAGACTATCGGTACCGGCATGGCGGCGCGGAAGTTCGGCGCGCGCTACTTTGGCGCGGGCTCGCATGTAAGCGGGATGATCGAGGCGCCGGGAGCCTTCAGCAAGGACACCGCCGACCGTCTCAAGGAGTCGATGGAGAAGAAGCACGGCGGCGTCTCTAAATCGCACGCCCTCGGTATTCTCTTCGGCGGCGCCAAATGGATTCCGGTAGAGCACGACCCCACTAAGGCGCAAGGGCTCGAAACACAGAAGTACACCGACATCCAGATCTCATCCCTGTTCGGTATCCCGGCTGAATACGTGACGGCAGCGATGGAGGGCGCGAAAGGATACGTCACTGGGCTCTACCAGCGACAGATGCTCTGGTATCAAACCGGCCTGTTCGCACGCATCACGCGCAACGAGCGCGCCTTCTCGTCGCTGCTGCCGCGACCCGCATACATGAAGCTCAACGTCAGCTCATGGCTGCGCATGGACCCCGAGCAGCGCGTCGCTTTCTACCAAGCTGGGCAGCTCGGTGAGTGGCTGACCGTCAACGACATCCGCAACTTGGAAGACATGAATCCGCTGCCTGGTGGCGATGTGCCGTTGCACTCCGTCCAGTGGCAGGAGAACACACCGCCCGACCCGCCGGCCTAAGCGCCGACACGACAGAGCCACATGACAGGCCGCCCACAGAGGCGGTTTTTTCATGCCCAAAGGAGCGCCAAGTGAAGGAACCGCGAGACAAACGCAGCCCGTTCCGCCGCAGTCAGGTCAACTTCCGCGTCGCCTTGACCGAGACCACGGCAGAGATCTTGCTCTACGACGAGATTTCATGGTGGGGCGTCACAGTGGAGGCGTTCAAGCGCGAGCTCGACGCTATCACCGTGCCCACAATCAATCTCCGCATCAACTCCCCTGGCGGCGACATCTTCGACTCGCTGGCCATTTACAACGCGCTGCGCGACCACCCGGCTCACATCGTTAGCCACATCGACGGCCTAGCGGCATCAATGGCCTCGGTCATCGCACTCGCCGGCGACGAGGTGCGCATGGCTGAAAACGCCTTCTACATGGTTCACAACCCGTGGGTCATGGTCATCGGCAACGCGGACGATCTGCGCAAAGAAGCCGACTTGCTGGAAAAGGTGACCGGCTCGCTTGTGATGGCCTACGCCGAAAAGACCGGCAAGGGCACGGATGAAATCGGCGCGTGGATGGACTCCGAGACTTGGTTTACCGCCGCCGATGCGCTCGATGCCGGGTTCGTCGACGCCGTGGTCGTCAAAGACAAAGCCGACGACTTGGCCGCCGCCGCATCCTTCGACCTCGCCATCTTCGGCAACGTGCCGGACGCGCTCCTTGAAGAGCAGCGAGCGGACCCAACGATTAGAGACCTTGAGCGGGCCTTGCGGGATGCGGGCCTGTCACAGATAGCGGCTAAGCAGTACATCGCTGCTGGCCGCGCGGCTGCCTCTCGACGGGATGTCGAGCGGGACGGAGCGCGGGACGCGACTCCACAGCCGACTCCATACACCTTCCCCGTCGGATTCTAAGGAGACCACAAAAATGGATCTTGAAAGACTGCACGAAGAGTACCGGCGCGCCTGCGAGGCGGCTCGTGATGAGACCGCCTCTCCGGAGACGCGCAAGGCGGCCGCTGACGACATGCTCGACAGGCGGCACGCTCTCGACGCCGCGCTTATCGAGGCGCAGCAGGTGCGCGACGACGAGCGCCGGCAGGAGCAGGTTGAGGCCGCACGTGATCGCGCCGCTCGCCTGGTCGCCGGCCTTGCGCCTGTTCAGGTAAGCCCATTCCCGGTAGATGATGTGCGGGCATACGGCCAGAGCAAGAAGCACGGCGAGACCCTGAGCTTCACAATCCCGATTGTGGGGCACGTAGCGCCCGGGCTGGCCCGTCAGTTCGCCGCTCCACAGGCTGCCGACTGGACTACAAGCGACACCACGACGTATTCCAGTTATACCGTCCCGCAGCGCTGGGCGAGCGAGCTGTACATGTTCCAGATCGCTCAGTCCGGCGTCCTAGCGGCCGGGCCGACGATCCTGACCACGGCCAACGGGAACCAGATCAACTATCCGAAGCTGACCACCGACATGAGCTCCGCCGTAGGCACCGAAGGCTCAGCCGCGACGGAGACCAACCCGGTATTCGGAACGACTCCCCTCAATAGCTACCGGGTCGACGGATGGACTCCGCTTGCGGATGAGCTGTTCCGCGACTCCGGCGTCGACATCGAGGCTGTGCTTCGTGAACTGGCGCTGCGCTCACTCGCGGCCACGGCTGCGCCCTACTACGGTAACGCGGACACTGGCACCGGCAACTCATACCCCGCCGCCATTACCGTCGGCACAACCCTAGGCAAAACCGCCGCCGCCGTTGACTCGGTGACGCTGGACGAGCTGAAGGAGCTCATGTACTCCGTGCTGCCGGCTTATCGCGCCGTCGGGAGATTCGTCGGCAACAGCGATGTGACCCTCGAGGTGGCGCTCGCCAAGGACGGCGATGGCCGCTACATGATGCAGCCTTCCGCCTCTGCGGCTGAGCCGGACCGCGTGTTCGGAAAGCCGTGGTACGAGGATGCGTATTTTGACGCCTCCGGCAGCGCCAACAAGTGCGTGGTTTTTGGCGACGTGCACGCGGCCTACATCGTGCGCCAGATCGGCGGCATCCAGGTAGACCTCAGTAGGGACTTCGCCTTTACCTCATTCGAGACCACGGCGCGCTGGGCTATGTGGCACGACGCCGCGACCATCGACACCCTCGCGGTCAAGCACCTCGCATTCGCCTAATCCTCGCCTGCGGGCGGTCAGGGGATGACACCTGGCCGCCCGCGTCCACTCCAAAGCGCACAGCGCTAGAGCCCGTGCGGGCTCGCAGCAAAGGAGAGTACAGAAATGGCAGACGCCACTTATCAGCCAAAGATATATCGCAAGCAAGGCGGCTCTGAGCTCGTCGTCGCATCTGGCGGCAAGATCAACGTGGAATCCGGTGGTACCGTCGAGGTCGCCGGCGTTGACCTCATAGCCGAGTTGGCCGCGTTGAACGGCCTGGACGCTACCGAGCTTGGATTCCTGAACAGTTGCACCGCCGGCTCGATCACCGCCAGCAAAGTCGTCACCCGCGACGCCTCGAGCAATATCCCGCTCAAAGGCGCGGTGCTTGCCGCGACCGGTAACAGTCAAGGCACAGCCGCCGCGATAGCGTCACAGGTAACGCTGGTCACTAGCGCCGACAACACCACGGCTGTCAAACTGCCCACCGCGGTCATCGGCCAGACGTTCATTGTCATCAACACAGTGAGCAATAAGACCCTGCCGGTCTACCCGGCAACCGGCGCGGCCATCAACGGCGGCGGCGCGAACGCGGCCTTTACTGTTGGCCCGGGCAAGCTCGCGACCTTCCACTGCACCGCGCTTCTGACCTGGTACGCCGACTTGCAGTCTGCGGCCACGCCGAACACGACCGAGCTGGCGCTGCTTGCCGGCGCTGGTACGGGCGGAACTCCCGTCGCTTCCAAGGCACAGATTGCCGACGCTAATCAGAACATCGGCGTCATCAAGGGCACGGCGCTGCACCTTGGCACTAGCGGCTCAGAGACGGAAGTTACCGCGAGTGCGGCTGAGCTGAACTACAACGATCGCACCGGCGGCGTGGGCGTTGCTGAAGCCAGCAAGACAGCCGTTCTTGGCACAGACAAGAACCTCGACGAGGTCCACACGGCCGCTCTCTACATCGGCGCGGCTGCCGGTACGCAGGTGACCTCCACCGCCGCCGAGCTGAACATCCTCGACGGCGTGCCGACCACCGCCTACACGGGCGGGCTGGGCGTCGTGGCGGGTACCGGCGTGGCGGTCTCCGAGCGTGGCTTCGGCTACTTCAAGACCAGCGTGTTCACGCTCACGAACGCAGCCGTCGCGCTCACCGACGAGGCGGATGTCATCGCCTATGGCGGGCTGAAGATCTACGACTTCCCGCAGGGCTACATCTACATGCAGTCGGCCGTCGCCGACCTCGCTATCACCAAGTCGAGCGCCGGCGTGAACGACGACTGGGACGGCGACATCGCTCTCGGCACAGTGACCGCCACCAACGACGCCGACCTTACCTCCACCGAGGCAGACATCATCCCCAAGACCGCCACCCCGCAGGCAGCGGCTGGCGCGACGACCGGCGATTGTGTCTCAACCGCCACCGAGCACGCCATCCTCGACGGCACGAGCACGGCCAAGGATTTGTTCGTCAACCTGCTCGTCGACGACGCGGATCACAACGTGGCCGGTACCGCCTGCAACCTGATCCTGAACGGCACGATCACCGTCAACTGGATCTTCATGGGCGACAACTAGGCGAGGTGAAGTGACATGGCACACGCCCACGCTATAACGCTGTTCGCCTCCGCAGCGCGCACAACCGCAGTCGCGAACAGCGCCGGCACCGCATACACGCCACGCAGTTTCCCGTGGAAGCGGGCTGTCTGTTTGCTTGACGTTACGGCCACGGCCGGCGTGGCCGGCGACGTCCTGGATGTCTACGTGGATGTTCTCGGTCCCGACGGCGCCACGTGGTTGAACGCGATCCACTTCACGCAGGTGGCCGGTGATTCGGCTGACATCCAACACTACGCCGTTCTCGATATGTCGGCGCCGGCGGCGACCTCGTTCGACGTTACGGCCGATTGCGCGGCCGGCGTCACCAAGCCGTACCTGTGGGGGCCGCAAATTCGCGGCCGCTACACGCTCGTTGACGCGGGTGCGCACGGGCAGTCCGTGACATTCTCGCTCACGGCGATCGTCGTCTAACGCATGGCCGTCCCCGCCATCACATCCCTAACTCCTAGCAGTGGCGACGTAGCCGGCGGCACGACGGTAACGATCGTCGGCACAGACTTGCACACGGCGACCTCGATCGCGTTCGGCGCCACCCCGGCTACCTACTTCGCCAGCCACTCCGCCACTCTCGCGGTTGCTGTCGCGCCGGCCGGCACGGGCACGGTAAACGTCACATTGACCACGGCCGGCGGCACCAGCGCGGCGGCCAGCTACACGTACGGCTCCGTGCTCTTCTCGGTGGCGGAGGCCCGCGCCTTCGACAAACTCCAGCTCGCGTCTGCGACCACCTACCCGGCCGCTGCAATCGCCGCGAAAGAGTCAGAGATCCGCGCCGCCTTCGAGAAGATCTGCGGCGTCGCCTTCGTGCCCACCACGGTTACCACAGAGGCCTACGATGGCGACGGCTCCGCGAGTCTCATTCTGCGGAACCACCGCGTCACCGCCGTCACCGCCATCAGCATCGACGGCACCGCGCTTACCGCTGGCGAGTTGAGCACCACCGACTACAGCGGCGGCCTGGCCATCGACGCGCTCACCGGCGTGGTCACTCGTCGCTCGGGTATCTTCGCGAGTGGCCGCCAGAACGTGCTTGTCAGCTATACGCACGGCTGGGCAAGCGTGCCGGCCATGATCAAACGCGCAGCTCTGATTGTCTGCATCAATGAGATGAAAACCAGCGACGTACCGGCCAACGCCGACTCCTACGGCATGGGCGGCGTCTCTATGAGCTTCACTCGCGGCGACGGATATCAGGAGAACTGGTACTCGTACCCCGAGGTAGTCAAAGCGCTCCGCATGTACAACGAGCGCGACTTTCCGGTGGCCTGACATGGGCGCCGTTACCACCGTCGGTGACTTTCTCGACAAGCTCACGGCACTGCTGAAACTGCGGGTCGGACTCGCCGGCGTGACCATTGCAAGCGGTTGGGTCGATCCGGGAGCCGAGTGCTGCATCATTGGCATTGACCCGATCAACGCCGACGGACAGTACGAGACTATGCCGCGCGGGCGTATCCGTGAGGGCTACCCCGTGCCGTGTTACATCAAGGCGAGCGCGCCGGGCTCTGGCGAAGCGGCCATCAAGGTCGCCCGCGACCGCGCGCTGGCCATTTTCGAGCAAGTTGTGGATCAGATCACCACCTCGAATTCGACCACGGCCACCGCACTCTCCGCGCTTGGCGTCGAAGATGCCGTCGTTTCGACCTGGAAGGTTACTCAGACAGTGGAGCCGATCGAAAACGGCGACCGGGTTACCGAAATCGAGTTTGTCATCACAGTGTCCACCGAGTTCACCCCCGCCTGAGAGGTGCATATGACCAGACAATTCACGACGAGGGTGGATGCGATCTACCCAGCGACGGTCGCCGACTACCGCAAGGCTAAGGCCGGCCGTCTCGACGATGTGACCTGGGCTACAGCCGAGGCGGGAGAGACTCTCGCCGCTCCCTACCCGGAGATTGTCGGCAGCTGGCTCGCCAACGGCTTTGAGGAGGTGACCGGCGATGACCACGCAGGCGAGTAAAGACATCACTTACGTCCTCGTCGACGGCCTCAACATCGCCGCCGGGCTGGAGACGCTAGAGCATAAGGTCACCGCCGTCACGGTCCAGAAACAGGCGCTCGGTGAGACGTGGCCCACGACCGTTGACACCGGCACGCGCAAAGGCGAGCTCACGGTGGCGGGTTGGCTCGATTCGGTCATGATGACGCCTGCCAGCGGCGGCAAGGTCAACACCATTTCGACTACCAGTAGCATCGTCTCGGCCTTCGTCAACGGGAACACCGTATCCGAGCGCGCGCTTGTGTTCCAGGCCGCGAATGTGGTCGGGATCGGCATTTTCACGGCTCCCGAGGACATCGCCAAGATGACACCCGAGTTCTCTGTCGCCGGCGAGTGTGGATGGGCGTTCATCGCCGTGCCGTACGCCGCCCGCACAACCGACGGGAACACAGACAGCGCGTACGGCGACCTGACCGCACAGGCGGCCACTGGACACGCCGTTTTGCACGTCGGCGCCTATACCGGCGGCGCCACCAAGTGCGTCGTCAAGCTCCGGCATTCGTCGGATCACATCACGTTTGCCGCCCACACGACATTCGCCGACGTCACCGCCATCGGAGCCGAGGTCAAGGCATTGGCCAGCGCTTGCGAGCGCTATGTCTCTGCCGAGTGGGCCTGGACTGGCGGCACAAACCCCTCGATCTCATTCGCCGTGCTCGTCGTCGCCGACTAGACACCACCACACACCACCACCCCATCCGGGCCGCCGTCGAGCGGCTTTTCTTATGCCCGTAAGGAGATATCAATGACCATCCCCGCCTGGAAAGACGGATCATTTACCTTCAATTCCCAAGACCTCAGCGCGTTCGTGGCCTCGATTAGCGACGAGAAGTACGCGGCCGTGCTGGATGAATTCCAAGCGCTCGGCACGGCGTGGCCGGCGCCGGCTGATACCGGCAGCCGCAAGATGGACCCGGTCACGGTCGAGTTCATGGCCGACAGCTCCGCTACCGGTCCTAACGTCAAGTGCGCGCTGGGCACATCGGCGACGCTCACGCGAGTCTTCATCAGCGGCGAGCAATACAGCGGAACATTCATAGCCTCGGAGGCCGGCATCAGTTCGGGGCCGGATAAGAAGAACCGCCTCACCGTGGTCTTTACCCCGTCCGGCACCATCACGTGGGATCTCGCTGCCTAAATGCCGACCGGCGGCTTCTACATCGACGCGGCACCGCTGAAGGAATTCAGCGCGCGCATCAAGCAATCCGGGAACAACGTCGGCAAGGACATGAAGCCGGCGATGCAGCGAATCGAGCGCCGCAACGTGCCCAAGGTCCGCGCCCGTGCCCCTATCGGCCGCACGGACATGCACAAGGCCGGACGCGGGCACCTGCCGCCCGGCTCGCTGCGACGTGGAATCACCGGCAAGGCCACGCCCTCGAATGTCTGGATCCCTGCGAATTGGGACTCGGGCGCGCTCATCTTGCAGGAGTTCGGCGGAAAGAGCGTGTGGCACCGGGGCGGTGCTGGCGCGCTGCGTGGCCGCGGGCATAAGGGCTACCACACAGGCACCGCCGGGTCGGAGCGTTGGATTGGGGGCGATTCCAGCGCCATCAACCGGCGACATCAAGGCACGCTCATCGCCCGCGGTTGGCTCGTCTACAAGAAGCCCCGCAGGCCGCGCGGCTACTTCATCTGGAACTGGCCCCACTACGACCGCCACGGCATCGGCGAGGACTTAGCCAAGGGCATCGCCGACGCAGCTAAACGCGCTGGTATCGAAGTCGAGATCGTGTCCGGGGGCGGGCTCCAGGGCGATTTGCAATCACCAACATTCACTAGATAAACGGGAGGACTTCTTGGCTATCAACATCGACTTCGACCCCGCGCACTATAACTCGTGGCAGATCATCGCCTTCGAGGTAGTCACCAACAATTCGTTCATCGACGCACTCACTAGCGTGGACGGCAGGGTTCGGGTGTCTTTTAGCACGGCGCTCGCCCTCGCATGGGTACAGGCCGAGCCGCCCGAGCCGACGCTTACCGACAAGCAGCTCACGATCGCCTTTCGCACTTACGCGGCGAAGATTCCGGTCACGGATCTCTTCGATGCGTTCGGGACGGAAGAAGAGGAGGCGTCAAACGAGGCGGACCCTACGGTGGCCGAAGAGGCACCTACCGAGACGACTTCCTAGAAACGGGTCCGCAGCTCATCTCGAGCTACCCAGCGTACACCTTGGAGTCCCTTGGGCGTCTGCCGTTGTCACAGCTTGACGCCCTACTCAACCACATGAATCAGAAGGCGGCCGCCAGTGGCTGAGAACATCATCAAGACATCACTAGTTGGCGTTGACCGAAGTCTTGGCAAGACTCTGCGCGGGGCGGGCAAGGACGCATTGACCCTCGCTCAGAAGCTCGACGTCATGGGCCGGAAGATGCAGGCGGCGGGCGCGACCATGACGCGCAAGCTCACCCTGCCGATCCTCGCCGGGTCCGCCGTGGCCGTGAAGTTGTCGATGAATTTCGAGAAGGCGTTCACCAACATCGAGGCATTAGTCGGTGCCAGCTCTAAAGAGATCGACGAGATGCGCGAGCACGTTCTCAGCCTCGCAGGTGAGACGGCGCGGGCGCCACAAGAACTTGCTGATGCCCTCTACTTCATCGAGTCCAGCGGCCTGAAGGGCGCAACGGCACTTGATGCCCTGGACGCCTCAGCTATGGCCGCCGCCGCTGGCCTTGGCGACACCGCCACCGTCGCTGATGCCGTGACCTCCGCGATGAACGCCTACGGATCCGAGGTGCTCCCAGCAAGCAAAGCCACAGACATTCTCCTGGCCGCCATTCGTGAGGGCAAGAGTGAGCCAGCGGAGTTCGCGAAGTCGATCGGCGGGGTGATTCCCGTCGCGCAGGCTATGGGTGTTAGCTTCGGCGAGGTTGCCGGCACCATGGCCGCGCTCTCACTCAGCGGCACCAACGCCGACGAGGCCGTCACCCAGATCACAGCTGCTCTCTCGCAGTCGATCAAGCCGACGAAGCAGGGGTCAGAAGCGCTTGCTTCACTCGGCATGAGCTACGCCGACCTCCGCGAGGAGATTGCCGACACATCCCTAATCGAGACCTTCAATACCTTGAAGGACAAGTTTCACGGCAACGTCGAAGAGACCGCCAAGGTCTTCGGCAACATCCGTGCGCTCCGCGGCGTGATGACACTGACGGGAGTCTCTTCCCAGAAGTACGCGGGCATCATTGAGCGCGTCGGCAACGCCCAGGGCGACACGAACAAGGCCTTTGAAGTCGCCGCAGGGAAAGACGGATTCAAGATGCAGCAGGCGTGGGTCGACCTGCAAGCGTCTGCCATCCAGGCCGGCGACGTGATCCTGCCGATAGCCGCCGACCTCGCTAAGAGCCTTGGCCGCATCATGGACGCCTTCTCGCGTCTTTCGGGAGGTCATAAGAAGTTCATCGTCTACACGGGTCTCATGGTCGCCGCCGTAGGTCCGCTGCTCTCCCTGACCGGCGGCATACTCAGGTTCGCGGGCGTATGGGCCAAGGTCTCTCGCGCGATTGCCGGCGCCGGTGCCGCATCCGCCACGGCCACCCCGAAGATTGCGGCCGCCGGCACCGCTGCCTCTACCGCGACCTCGATGGTCGCCGGCTTCTTCGCCGCCTTCGCTCCTGCCGCAATTGCTGCCGGCGGCGTCTACGCCCTCACGGCGGGCGTGAAGGCATTCAACGACGACATGACCGACCAGGGCAGCAAGACGTTCGCCACGATGCCGAAGATCACCGCGGCGCTCAAGAACATCGTGCCCAGCGACTCGATCAAGAGCATGGCTGACGCCGACAAGCAGCTCCGCAATATCGCCGCTGCAACCGATCTCGTCAATGCCTCAATCGCCAGCGGCGGTATCAGCAAACAGGCCGGGGCACCAATCCTCAAGAACCTCGCGGAGATGAAGGCGGCGGCGATCGACTTCGGCACCGAGAGCCACAAAGTGATGCACGAGTTTTCCCGCAACGCCGACGAGGAGGGGCTACGTGCGGCGAGCTCACTGCGAGAAGATATAGACATGGCAGCGCGCAACATCGCTGCCGACTTTGCCGCGTGGCAGGCATCCGGCGCTCTAACCCTCAAAGTGAAGGCCGAGCCCGACGTGATCTCGCTGCAGAACGCACGAACCTACTTCCAGAGTTTTCTCGCAGGTAATCCCGTAACCGTAAACGTCAATGGCACGCCGACAACAATGCCTTACTTCTCGCGTCCGCGTTATACCAATGTGAAGCCCCATAGTGGTGGAACTTTTACCGGCCCGCACAGCGGTTACCCCGCCATTATGCACGGCACCGAAACGGTCGTTTCCCACGACCACCCCGGACGGGGGATGCGCGACCTTGCAAAGGCGGGACTGGTCGGAGCAGGCGGCGGCGGCCTCACCATCAACATCCTAGGCGACATCGTCGGCGTCGACGTCGACGATCTCACCCGTCAGATAGCCGCGAAAATCGGACTCGAGCAGCGCCGACTCAACAGGGGGATGGCATGACCTTCGTCTGCCGCATTGCCGACCAGTCGGTAACTGTCGTCAATGCCGGCAGCTATCCCGATCTCGGATCGCTCAGCAACGACGGCCGCACGGTAAGCCTCACGGCCGTCGAAGCGAGCGCGACCAAGGATACGCGACTCGCCGCTATCAGCACGCTCAACTCACGCCTCCAATCCGGCTGTGATCTTGTCCTGCAGACTACCGGCTCTACGTACCCGATCTCGCTGCGTCTGCTTCCTGGCGGCCGCGCTGACGTGCTGTTCGATGACATGTTTGAGCTCGGGGTACAGACCCTCTACCAAGTCGAAGCTCCATGCCTCCCCTACGCCACCCCCGCCAACCGCGTCTTCCTCGCCAGCCCCATCGGCGACGAGCTCCCGGTCTCCGACGATGTAGTAGTCAGCGAGGTCGCTGGCTACGACGCGATCCGTGTCTGGGCCGACGGCGGCGAGTGGCGCATCCAGTCGGGCACCACGTTGGCCGGGATGCTGGAGCTCTGGGGCGACTGCATAGCCGACGAAATCCTCTCCGTCGAGACAATTAGCCGTATCGCCAGCCTTGGGACAGGCACCTTCCAGATCCATCTTTCGTTCCGCGACGGCAGCAATACCGAGCTTGATAGGTGGTATGTCGAGAATCTTTACGCTGTCGGGCGTGCTCGCCAACTAAGGTATTTCCGCGTCCCGGCTGGGGCCGTGCGGTTTGTCGCTGTCATCTTTGCCACGTCAAGCGCAGGCACAACCGACGCCCGTCTGGAGCGTATCGAGGTTGGCCGAAAGCTGCCGCCTTGGCAGTGTCTCATCCCAACCAACCCGGCAACCCTGGACGTTGGCCCAGTTCCGGCTGGCTGGACGCGCACCGGGACTATCGGAAACGTCTCCTACGACAACGGCACCTGGATCGACGGCTGGTTTGGGATCGGGGCGACAAACTCTGCCGCTCTCGCATACTACCTGAGCCCGCGCATCCGCCTCGACCAGAACCACCGTATCGGGTGGAAGTCGAGGATGCTGGTCGAGGGCTACACCTCGGGCACTGCGTCGATCCTCGTCAACTGGTACGACGAGAGCGACGTCTACATGTCGTCCACAACGCTCTATTCACTCACCGCGAACGACGCCGACACCCTGCATTACGGCACGCTAGAGCAGCCGACAGGTGGCTGGTACGCCCGCATGGAGCTACTCGTCGCCGCTGCCTCTACCCTCACCGCTCGCTGGACCGAGTGCGATATGGGTGAACACATCATGGAGGCACCGGGCGACATCCGCCTGACCGAGATGAGAGGCGAGGTCGCGGCGCCGCTTGAAATCTACGGTGACGTTGACTTCGCGGCATACTCCGGCGCAACCCATGCCGCCCAGGTCTTAAGAGGCAGTGACGCCCATCGTGTCCATGTTGGCGTCGGCATCAACGAGGGCGGCCCCTACGTCTGGGAGGCCGAGGAGCTCACGTGGACGGGGGGCACGACAGCTACGACGACGAGCGCCGACGACTACCCCGGCACTGGCAATACTGGCAAGAAAAACACCGGCACTGTTGCCGCCACGGCGCCCATCGACACGAGCCAAGTCAAGGACGGCACGTATGAACTGTTCGTCCGGGTGCGTGCCAGCGCGGGGGACACCGGAACACTGACTTGCACCGAGTCGACCAAGGGTGCCACTGGAGTCACTACAGACTCCGGCGTGACTACGCCGTGCTGGCGCTCGCTTGGACAAGTCGGGCTGCCGTGCAAGCGCACGCACCCCGGGACGGCCGCAAACATCACGGTCTCTATGGTCGGCAGCGACGCGGGCGCGGTAGTGCAGGTCGACCGCTACATGCTCATTCCGATCTCACACGGCGGCTACGCGTACTACCACGACGAAGACGGTCCAACGTCCGTGAAGAGCGAATTTGACGTGCTCGCGGATGGCACACTGCTGTTGGACAACGCCGTCGACATGACCGACTGCGGGGGGGTTCGGCTCATGGCCAACGCGACTAATCGGCTGGTCGTCCTGGCCGAGGAGACCGGATCGGACGAGACGGGTCATCCGATCGTATTTTTCGGTGCGCATATGCCGGAGTACTCATTGTGGCAGTAGTAGTCTGCGATGGCGACAGCCTGACCCTCGGTTCCAGCGCGCCCGGCTCCGAATATCCGACGCAGCTCGACGCTCTGCTGGGCGCTGGGTGGACGACGGTCAATCAGGGCACCGGCTCCGAAACCGTACCCATGATGCAGGTTGACGGCGGCGAGGTTGATGCCTCCTACACGCTCGGCTCCGAGAATATCTGCGTGCTCTGGGGCGGCATCAACGACATCGCGCTCGGGCACACGGCGGCGGATATAATGGCGAGCCTCCGCGAGTATTGCAACGCCCGCCGGGCTCGCGGCTGGCGTGTCGTCATCTGCACCATCACACCCTGTGACACCAACAGTATCGCGAGCGGCAGGGAGGCGACCCGGCAAACCCTCAACGGCTACATCCGCTCGGACTGGACGACGTTCGCGGACGGCCTGGCAGATATTGGCGGGACGACGCATCTGAGCGACTACGGCGACCAGACAGACGGAGACTATTTCGACGGCGACCACGTCCACCTGACAGCCGCCGGATATGCGCTCGTTGCCGGCGTGGTCAAGACGGCAATCGACGGGCTCGCGGCTGGCGTGCCGGTGATGAGTCGTAGCAGCGGCGGTGCGAGTCGCACATCCGTCCGCGACAAGCTCAGCCTCCTCGTCGGCGCGACCGCTCCCGAAATCGAACTGCTGCATGATCCGGCGCTTGAGATCAGCGGCCTGCGGTGGCGCTCGGTCTTGCCCGGCGGTCATGCCTCACTCTCGTTCTCGATCGCCTGCCCGAATCCCCTGCTCGCGCTCCGCAACGCGCTGCAGGCCGACAACAAGGTGTGGCTCAAGTACGGCACTACGTCCATTTGGGAGGGCTGGATACTGCCGCTGGAGACGGAGATTGGCGAGACAGATGGCGCGGTGAATATTGAGTGCGAGGGGACACTGGCAAGGGCGGGGCGGAACGAGGGCTGCTTCTCCACGTGGGTCGATTCGGACACGTCGAACTGGTACCAGCCCGACGCCCACAACAATCAGATCGGCGGCGACAATCAGGGCCAACTGCTGCTCTATTCCAATAAGGGCGATGCCATCGAGGCGAACCGGCCGGGGCTCTGGTACTACAGCATGTCGAACGTTTTCAATGGCACGCACCCACGCGGCGAGATACTGACAAAGATTACCTACGACTATGACACCAACGTCGCCGCCTCCAACTGGATCGCAGACATCTCATCCGACACCGAACCGTGGTGGGGGAGCTGGACCGTCGACCGCGCCTGGACCAATACCAGCGGCACGGGCACCGGACAGTCGACGACGATCACCGATGCCACTATCCCGCGCGGTCTGCGCCTGCGCCTCTACTCATCCAACGACGTGACATCGGCCGACCGCACGACGACGCGCTACATCAAGCTCACCAACGTCAAGGTCTACACGCAGGCCGCAGCGCCGACCATCGATTCTGCCATGTACGACCTGCTCTACACCGGCGCGGGCCTCATCGGCAGTACCGGCAACGAGACGGAGATGCTTGACGTTGTCAATCACTGTACCTGGCGCGACCCCGCGAGCATCGCCGCCATGTGCGCCGACCTTGCCACGCGCTCTGACCGTACCGTCGATTGGGCGCTGTGGGGCAGCATCCTCTACTGCAAGGAGCGGCCGACCCCTGCCGTGCATACGACGGCCGCCCTGCGCCGCTCCGACCTCGTGGCGGGTGCAGACGGCATCTTCGGCGACCACGAGAGTGCCGTCGACTACGTGTACATCGTCTACAACCCAGACGGCATGACCGACGGC